TTAAACATTATTTAACAAATCATGTTCGTTCAGGTTTCTTACGAATTAATGAAGAAGATTTTCTTCCTGCTTGTTTGCTTCCTGTACAACAATTTAAGAAGGCATCATCAGCTGCAGTTTGGTCGGATAGTAGAAGGATAGCAAGTTAATGGCAATTTTCAGAGGTGGTAAAAGAGTAGGACCTTTCGATATAAGAATAGGTTTACCAAGAGGAAAAGAATACGATAATATTCCAGGTGATGCTAGAATTAAACAGAGAGCAAATCCTGAAACAACAATCAATCGTTTTCGTGGTGCAATATCAAAAGGTGAAGGTGTTGCAAGAAATACTCGTTTTTTAGTTCGTATTAATGCACCTCAAGGAATTAATTTAAGAAGTGTTTATAATAATCAACAACAAACTACAACGAACACTGAATTAGGTAGATTGCAAGGTTCGACAAATGCAATCAATCAACAAAATCAGGAGATTGGTAGAGAGATTGGTATGATGTGTGAAACTGTCACAATGCCAGGAAGAACAATGCAAACGGAACCATATAGACACTATGGGCCTGCATTTAATTTTCCCTCAAATGTTCAATACACACCAATCAAAGCTACATTCATAGGAGATAAGTTTTTAAGGATTCGTCAATTCTTTGAATCATGGCAAAATTTAATATTTGATAATGTAACAAACAATATGAATTTCTATGATGAATATGTTGCACCACTAGATATATTTCAATTAGGTCAATTTGATTCTTTAAATGATAGAGATAGTGTTACATATGGTGTTCGTTTATTTGAAGTGTACCCAACAGATGTATCACCAATAGAATATAACTATGGTGCAACAAATCAATATGTAAAAATTGATGTAACATTTGCATATAGATATTGGTTGAATTTCAATTTAGATATTGATAGTACAGGTAAAGTCGGTGGTCTTTCATCTGGAGAAGTAAAACCTGGTCAATCAGGACCTGCGTTCTTACAAAATTTACCACCTGAATTAAAAAGAACAGGTAGAGATGTGTTTAATAATCTTAAACGATCAATACCAATTGGTAAAGTTTTTGGAGGGAAAGTATTCCCACCATTTACTTTTTAGTATAAGGAGATATTATGGCGTTACCAAATTTAAATCAACAAACTTTTGAGTTGAATATACCATCTTCGGATGAAAAAATAAAATACAGACCATTTCTTGTGAAAGAAGAAAAACTATTATTACAAGCACAAGAGAGTGGCAAAGATACTGATATGATTGGTTCTTTGAAACAAATCATTCGAAATTGTACTTTTGAAAAAGTGGATGTTGACAATTTACCTTCATTTGATATGGAGTATATATTTTTAAATATTCGTGCAAAATCAGTAGGTGAGATTGCAAAATTAAGTGTATTATCACCTGATGATAAAAAGACTTATGTACCTGTTGAAGTTGACTTAACAAAAGTAAATGTTGAAGTTGATGTAGGACATACAAACAAAATTGAATTAACAAAAGATGCAGGTATGGTTATGACTTATCCTACACTTGATGCATTTTCGGGTGCAAATATGACAAATCCAACTGCTGATGATTTGATTACAATTATGGCTGATTGTATATTACAAATATATGATGGTGATAATGTTTATGATAAAGTAGATAGTACATTAGATGAAAGAAAAGATTTCTTAGAAAATCTAACACAAGAACAGTTTTTAAAACTACAAGATTTTTTCAATACAATGCCTCGTTTAAAACACGAAGTAAGTTTTACTAATCCTAAAACAAAGAAGAAACAAAAGATTGTATTGGAGGGACTTCGTAGTTTTTTTTAGTTTGCCTCTCTCACATTAACTTTGAGGCATATTATAAGATGAACTTTGCACTTATGCATATACATAAGTGGCAACTTGAAGACATTATGAATATGTTGCCATGGGAGAGGGAAATATACACAACCTTACTCAATCAACATATTGAGGAGGAAAACGAAAGAATGAGAGAACGACAAAACAAAAGGGGTCTATAATGGCGGAAGAAATAAAAGAAGCAGGATATCATCCAGCAGATACTAACGGTGACGGAGTTGTCACTGATAAAGAACACGAAATGTACATGGAGTTTAGAAGAAAAGAACTCGAAGATCAGGATGCTCAAAGAGATGCAATGAGAAAGATGACATGGTTTGCATTATTTGGAATGTTATTATATCCATTTGGTATCTTTTTAACATCATTATTTGGATTAGATAAAGCCGCAACAATTATTGGTGATATTGCACCAACATATTTTGTTGCAATTGCAGCTCTTGTATCTGCGTTCTTTGGCGCTGATGCATTAAAAGGAAAGAAGAAGTAATTTAAATGGCTGACGATAACAATAAAAGAGAACTATTAGAACTATCTGCAAAGATATCTAAACAAACAGAAGAGCAAATTGAGTCCTCTAATATACAACGTCAGTTTTTAGAAAGTAATAAAGAATTATTAAAAGAAACGGCAGATAATTTATCAAGAATAGGAATCGACACAAGAAAAAATGTAGAATATCAAAAACAAATATTACAGGCAAATACAGACATAAGATTATTCAATGTAAAACAATTAGAAAATCAAATAAAAACATATTCTGCCACTGAAAAACTGGCAAATTTATCTAAAAATACTTTAGAAATGACAAAGAAAATACCGTTGATTGGTCAAGGTATTCGTGTTCTTGCAAAACCTTTAGAGGCTGGGATTAATGGGATTAAAGCCGCATTAGACTTAGGTAATAAAGAACGAAGAGCTGAGTTTATGGAAAATCTAAAGTTAAAATTTAGAGAGAAAAGAGCAAAACTTTTAGGTCAAGGTGATCAAAAAGATGCAGTAGATAAAATTGATGGTGAAGATGAAGTTCAAAAAGGTACGACTATTATTGGTGGTATTTTTGGTAGATTAAAAGGACTTCTAATTACAGGTGGTATATTTGCCACAATGTTCTTATTATTTGACTTCTTAAAAGACCCTAAGTTTAGAGATACTTTGTCAAACGTATGGGAAAGTGTTAAAAAAGGTTTTGAAGGTATTAAAAACCTTTATGAAAAAATTAAACCTGTTTTAAAGTTCTTAACTGAAGGATTATTAACAATAGTTGGTAATGCGTTTGAAGTAATAGGCGAAGCATTTACAAAGTTTAGTGAAGGTGATATCATTGGTGGTGTTACAACTTTAGTTACTGGTGCAATAAAACAAGCGGTTGCTTTAGCAGATTTATTATTAACATCACTTCTCAAATTATTTGGATTTGAAGGTGATAGTTTCTTTGGTGCAATTAAGAATTTCTTTACAGAAACAATACCAAATACAATCAGTGATATAACAACAAATATTTCAACATTCTTTTCAGATTTATATACAGAGTTTACAACTTTTGTTTCAGGATTAAACATTTTTAAATTCTTTGAAGAAACAATTGGTGATATGATTGATGGTGTTAAAGGTATATTTGCTGGTGATTTTAGTTCAGAAAATCTAATATCAATATTTGGTTCATTTATGGATCTCGTAACTTATCCTATTAACTTGGCAATAAATGCTGTTAAAGATATATTCAATTGGGGCGATCCTAATGAACCATTTAGATTGTCTGATTTCTTCTTTGGTGAAGATGGTATTGTTACAAAGATAATTAACTTCTTTAAAGATTTATTTGACTTTGACTTTGCAGGTCTAATGGGTGATATATTAGGTGGTTTGGGTGAATTAGGAAGTAAGATTGCAAAATGGTTTGGATTCAGTAAAACTGAAGGTGGTGGCACAACAACAGGTGGTCAAATTGAAACAATTGATCCTGACACTATGATGAATGAAATGCAATCTTATCAAAAACCAGAATTAACAGATCAAAATAAAACATATGCACAGAATATTACTGATGCATTATTGTCTGGTAATGAAGCTGTTCTTGCAAAACAAAAAGAGAGAGATGCACTATATGAAGAAATATATGCTGATGGTAGAGTAACACTTGATGAAAAAAGAAAACTTAATGCATTTGAACAGAATTATCAAAAAGGATTAGAAGTTATGAATCAACTTGAAAATATGAAATCAAGATTATTGGCTGGTGAAGAATTATCATCAAAAGAAAAAGAAAGACTTGCTTCTATGAACATTATACAAGGTGGATCAAATATCAGTCAATCATCATCTTCCGGTGTATCAATCAGTAAAGATGCCAAGGTGGATGACATTTCATATAGTGCTGTCTCCACCTCAGCAGTATATTAACCTTTCTAAAAATTAATAGCTCTTAATACAGGTCTTCTCGTTACCATTTGAAAAGCAGTCTTAAATCTTTTATTCATTTTTTGCTGTCTAGTCATTTTCTTGTCTTTATTTAAATTCATAGTCAATAGATGTACTTTTCTTGTGGGCATGATTAACTCCTGTGTTGTTGTGATTAAATGTGAAAACAATTCCAGAACGGAATCGTTAGGTAGGCGATAAGGTATAAACATATAAACCTTTCCGTAATGTAGACCTAAAAGTATTTATACTATTTTGTTGTTGCGATGAACACACCATTCCAATCTTTTGGTA